GAAGTGGTGGACTATTGGGTTTTGCCGAAGACCTCGCAGGGCACGCTCCCCATCGCGCAGGCTCCGCAAGACACGGTAGAGTTGACGGCCCGGCCGTGGCTCCCGACCCGGCCTGCGAACGTCTGGGTCAATGGGGAGGCGTTCGAGGATGTTGTCGATTGCGAGGGGCTGGATGAAGTCCCTGTGACGTGGGCCACCCGGAACAGACTGCTGGAAGATTCGCAGGTCCTCCCGTGGTGGGAAGATTCGGTCGCGCCCGAAGACGGGCAGACAACCCGGATCGAGGTCTATGATCTCGACGATAACCTCTTGGAAGTCCATGATGGGCTGACCGGCGAATCCTTCGACATCCCGCTCTCGTCGTTCTACGGCCAGCCTTTCGGCAGGCTGGTCTTCAAGGCAGAGCGGGAAGGGCTGATCTCGCTCCAAGGGTATTCGCAAGTGGTGAAAGTGAACTCGGGCTACGGCTACGCCTACGGCTACAACTATGGAGGCTACAATGGCTGAACGCACTCTGCCGGGCCTCGGTCTCACGGGCTTCTGGCCGCTCGGGGCCGACGGCTGGAAAGACGAGATGGACGCAAACCTGCGCACCCTGTCCGGTGTGGCGCAGCTTTCCGTTCTCTCCCAAACGACGGCCCTGCCGGGCTCTCCGACGAACGGCGACATTTACATCGTGCCGGACGACGCCCCGTCCTTCGGCGGACAGGTTGCCATCCGGGACGACGGCGCGTGGGTCTATATCGACCCGCCCGAGGGGATGCGAGCATGGGTGCAGGACATCGGGCAGATGCTCGTTCGCGTCAGCGGCGAGTGGGTCGGCGTCATGTCCGGCACACCGAAGTTCCAAGCCTACTGCAATTACGATGCCTATGCGGCGGTCGATACTTGGGTCAAGGTCCCTTTCAATAACGAGGACCACGATGACCAAGCGGTTTTCGACACAGCCAATAATCGCTTCGAGGCTCCTTTTGACGGGAAATTCAAATTCTCGGCTCGGATCAATCTGAAGCTGAATACCACCGCGCCGGATATGGTCTCGATCCAGCTTTTCAAGAACGGAACGGCGCTGGCTCGGACGCTGGTAAAATACTTCAACGATTGGGCGCACGAGGATGTCACGGTGCAAACCGAATCGCTGGAAGAATTGGCGGCCGGAGATCAGGTCGATGTCCGGGTCTTCTTCACGGGCTATGACGCATATGTCGAAGCCGACTCCAACTCCTTCAATGGGTTTCAGGTGCCATGATCGACTGGTTGCAGATAAAGACGGCCGAGCAGCTTCAGGCGGAAAAGGAAGAAGCCGCGTGGGCCGCAATGCGCAGCGAAAGAGACCGCAGGCTGTCGGCTTGCGATTGGGCCGTTTTGCCCGACGTGAATCCGCCGGGCGGCAGAGAGGCGTGGATCGAATACCGGGCCGCGTTGCGTGATCTGCCCAAGAAAACGAGCGATCCGAGCGCGCCGGTCTGGCCGATGCCTCCGATCTAGATTCGACCGCTCCGATGCGGTATGGTGTCTGCGAATGAGGTTCGGAGACACCCATCATGTCAGCTATCTCGCAAGACTGGAACAGCTTCCACGGCGCAGCCAAGCGGCTCGACGACATCGACATCCCGCGCATCGCGCACCGAATCGGGGTGGGTGAAGACGAATTGCACGCTCTCATGGAAGTGGAAGCGGCCGGATCGGGTTTCGACTCGCGGGATCGGCCGAAGATGCTGTTCGAGCCGCATGTGTTCTTCCGCAACCTGCAAGGGCAGAACCGGGCGCGCGCGGTGGAAGCCGGGCTGGCATACCGCTCGTGGGGCGAGCAGCCGTATCCACGGGACAGCTATCCGCGTCTCGTGTCGGCCATCGAGATCGACGAGACGGCCGCACTCAAATCGGCTTCGTGGGGCCGGGGGCAAATCCTCGGCGAGAACTTCTCGATGATCGGATACGATTCGGTGCAGGCGATGGTCCTCGCCTTCATGGCCGACGAAGAGCACCATCTGGAAGCGATGGTCCAATTCCTGATCGCAGCGGGCATCGACGACGACCTGCGCGCCCATCGGTGGGAAGTCGTGGCTCGGGTTTACAACGGCCCCGGCTATGCCCGGCACGGATACCACACCAGACTGGCCGCCGCCTATCGCAAGTGGCAACGCATCCCAGATACCGCGTGGAGCCCCGAGGACGACGACACGGCCGCTCCGGGGTCGATCCCCCGCACCTACCGGGACGGACGGGCCTATGAGGCTGTGCGGGCCGTGCAGGAGCGGCTGGACACCCTCGGATACCCCGAGGTCGGGTCGTTCGACGGGAAGTGGGGGTCGAAGACCCGCGCCGCTGTTCTCGCGTTCCGGGCCGACGTGGGCCTGCCTCTGGTGGCCGAGATCGACGAAGCCCTGCTGGCTGCTTTGATGACGGCCGAGCCCCGGCAGGTCAGCGAGACGCGCGCTGCGGCCACGGTGGCCGATCTGCGCCGGGAAGGAGCCTCGGATGTCCGGGCGGCCGATGTGGCCCAAGTCGCAGGCGGCGTGGCGGTGACAGGTGGTGTGGTAGCCGAGGTAGGCTCGGCGCTGGATCAAGCCGAAACCTATGGGGGGCTGGCCCGGCGCGTGGTGGAGGTTATCGAGCCGGTCAAAGGGCTGGTCATGGATAACCTGCCGCTGATCCTTGTGGGCATCGGTGTCGTCGTGCTGTGGCAGACCGGCGTGCTGAAGCGCATCCGGTTGTTCAAGCACCAGACCGGGCGGGACGTGAGCGAATGATCGCCAAGGCTGTCAGCTTCTTCCTCGGCCCCGTGGGGCGGTGGGTGGCCTTGGCCGCCGCGCTGTCCCTGTGGACCGTCTATCAACGCGATCTGGCGGCAACTTCGGCGCGCGCAGAGTGCAGGCAGGAGCAACTGGAAGCGACCATATCCGAGATGGAGCGGCAACGAGATGCTGCCCGGACGGCGTTGCAACAAGCGCGAGAGCAGGCTGCGAGGACGCGCGCCGAACTGGCCGAATTGGAGGGCGAGCACAATGCGATCTTGGCCGAACTTGCGGAACGGGGGGACAGCGTTTGCGTTATCCCTGACGATGTTCTTGACCGGCTGCGGGCTATTCGGTGAACGGCCGCCGATGGCCGTAGCGCCGCAACTTCCCGACATCCCGGAAAACCTGTCGCAGACCTGCCGCGATCCCGGCGTTCGGGATGTCGAAACTGTCGCAGATGCAACTTCTGCTATAGCTGACAACCGCCGATTCGCCGCTTGCGCGAACCGCCAGCACCGCGATACGATCCAGTTTTATGAGGCCGTCCGGGACGGGCTGTCAGACACTCAACGGTAGGTTTCAGTATGACGGACAACAGCATAGACCGCGCCCTCGGCCGTCTCGAAGGCAAAGTGGACCTCATGTTGCAGGAGCAAATCTCTGCGGCTGCAAACAGGAAGCAAACCTACGAGCGGATTGAAGCCGTCGAACGGAAGGTCGAAGACGCGGCCGACGAGATCAAGCGCGTGGACGACCGACTCGCCTCGGTCGAAGCCCCGGTCGCCGAGTTCTCGAAGTGGCGGGAGCGCGCGGTCGGTGCCCTCATGCTGATCTCTTTCGTCTCGGCCGCAACCGGCGCGACGATGGTGGCGCTCTGGAAAGGCATCTCGGCTTGGGCGAACGGGAACTAACGACCGAACTTCGCTCGGGCCTCTGCGAGACGGTTCCCATCCCGGCATGACGGGCATGTGTGCGACCAGCCGTCCGGCTGAAGAACCACCGACCAACCGTCCTCTTTTGCGGTCTTGACCATCTGATCGAACTCGTCTTCCGGCATCGGGTCGGTCTGCTCCCCGCACTGGTCACATTCCAGCGCGCGCTCGCGCCCATCTCGAATCACAGCCATCTCGCATCTCCTTGAATGAAACCTGTTTTGAAGGCATAGTCGGCCGGAGCAAAAGGAGCATCCCCATGAGCACCATGACCGTGACGAACGACTGGACCGGCCCCATCGCAATCACCGCCCACAGTTGCGTCCGGGTGCAATGCCGCCACGGCGGACCCGTGCTGATCTGCACCGAAGAGCCTGCATCCGAGGACGACGGCTTTCTGCTGAAGGAAGGCGAATCGCGCCAGTATCTCCATTCGACCGGCCATCCGTCACTCTGGATCAAGTCGCGGACGCCCGGTCGGACCTCCGACATCTACCTCGGCGGCGAGACCCTTATGGGCTGACCGGGCCGTCCGAATCCTGCGCATCACCGACGAAGCGTGCAGACCCACCCGGCGGGCGATCTCCCGGATTGCCACGCCGTCTTCGTCATGCTCTTTCCGCCATTCTTGCGCGATGCGATCTTCCTTCAGCTTGGGGGATCGCCAGCTTGGCCTCTCTCGGATTTTGCGCAATTTGGCGATGGTCCGATTGATCCTTTTCGGGTCCACGCCGGTCTGCTCTGCTATCGAAGAGATCGGAACTCCGTATTCCTCGTGTGCGATCAACCACGCTTTTTCCTCCGGTTCCTCCGGGGGAGAGTTTTCCATGTCGATCTGTAATTGGATGTGCAGCCGTTCGATCTCGGCCTTCATCTCTTTGCTTGTCGGCCATGCCATACCTTTTCCGCCCACCATTCGGGTTGCGCATAGCCCCGGCGCTTCGCCAGAGCCACCAGATCGGCCTTGGTCAAACACCCGGCTTGCTCGATCCGTCGTTTCACCTTGGCCTCTTCCTCGGCCTGTTTCCGGGCCGCACGGAGCGCCTTGTCTTCGGCCTTGATCGCTTTGTCCTTCAGCTTTCCCATCACACCAGCGCCGCCGCCAGCGCGTCAAGGTCCTCGTCGTCTTGGCCTTCCTTCAGCCGCCGGTAGAGCGCGGCCGCCTTCTCGATCTCGGGGTGCTGGCGAATCCACATGCCGGTGCTCGGGTCGAAGTTGTCGATCCACCAGTCGTCCAGATCGGGACGCTTCGTCCGAGCCGCCAGATCGACCTCGCGGCACTCCCGGTCGAAGACAGCATCGTCCACCAGCGGGTCGTTCTCGATCTCGTAGGCGTAGGCCCACACGGTCAGCCGGACGCGACGGCGGGTCTCTTCGCACACGCCCTTCATATCAGGCGGCTCCCGTCGTCATCGTCCGGCAAGGCCGCAGGCCATCCCCGCGTCACCTTGCGCCGGGGCTTCGCAGGCGCGGCTGTGGGGGCCTTCTCCGGGGCCGGGGTGGCGACCGGCTTGGCAAACTGCATGAAGAGTT